GTGCTCTCGCGCAAGAATTTTCTCACCGGCCAGCCCCCCGCAGAAGGTCTGCCCAAAGATGTGATCTGGTGGAATGCCCAAGGTCGCGAAATGATCCAGGACGACTGGGATTCCGGCTTCGTCTCCTGCTTTGGCATGGTGCTGTCTGGCGGCAATTTCACCGAAATCGACGAGACCGGCGCTTCTCGAAAGGGCGACTCAGTGTGCATTCTCATGAATGCCCATCATGAGGATCTCGACTGCATCCTGCCACCCGCCGAGGGGGCGACTTTTTGGAAGGTCCGGCTCACCACGCAGGATGGCAAAAGCAAAATCCGGGCGAGACCGGGCAAGAAGTTCCGGTTGCAGTCGCGCTCATTGACCGTCTTCATCGCGCCGGTGCCGGCAACGACGTGACCGTCCTGCGAACCCTCGCTGACGAGGAATCATGAGGGAGATCCCCTCCATTGGGACGACCCACGGCGGCAACCTTCAGGAAGGGCGATGAAGTGGTTGAACGGGCCGGGGTCCATCAAGGGGGTATCGACGATCCCAAGGCAAACAAAGAAGCCGGGCGGATTTCCGCCCGGCTTGGAACAACCACCTTGTACTCTGGCTCAGCCATCCTTGGCCGGCCACCTGAAAAGGATCAATGATGATGGCCGCCGCTCCCATGAGAGAAGGAGTGACCGTGAGAGGAAGAATGACCACCATGGGAAGAGAAATGGCCATGACTGGAGCCACCCCGGTAGCCACGACCGCCGCCATAACCGCCGCCATAGTAGCCAAGACCGTAGCCTCCGCCGTAATACGAGTCGCCATAGTAGCCGTCATAATACGGGGTATTGTAATAGCCGCCGTAGTATGGATTCACGCCGTATCCAATGCCTGGATAGATGGCGACGCCGCCATAACCACCACCATAGTATCCGCCATAACCACCGCCGTAGTATCCACCACGACCGCCACCGTAGTGGCCACCGCGACCACCGCCGTAGTGGCCGCCGTGACCGCCACTGGAGTGGCCTCCGCCATGGTCATGAGCATTAGCGGTGGTGGCAGTGACAGTTAGAAGGCCGATGCCGACAAAAAAGGTAAGTAAGAGTTTCATTAAGTTAGTTTTAGTTTAGCACAGTTATCGAGTTCAGACAGCCCGCAAGGCCGGTCTATTCATTTATTTTGGAAATACTTTATAAATACGTTCCAGGTCAACGCTGTTACATCAGACGACAATTGTCTTTGGTGTTACCATGTCTCATACAGTGCGCGACACTGTACTACGTCGTTAACTTTTGAATTGAGTGATGCCCCTCCCACTGTGTTTGGCGCCATGGTTCTGCGCAAATCCGTGAACTTCCGCCATGATGAACCCCGGCACCCTGTCGGGATGAAAGGCCGGCATGGGTTTTCACCCGCGCGCAATGCGCGTCATGAGGATCTCCATTGCAACCTGCCACCCGCAGAGGGGTTCGCTGACCTCCCTCATCGCAGCGGCAGCGGCAAGAACGCGCCCGGCATCCGCCCCCTTGACGCGATTGAATCGTGAGGGAGTCACCCTCCCGTGGGATGGCCCACGGCGGCAGCCTCAGGAAGAGCGATGAAGTGCTTGCAAGGGCCGGGATCACTCTTTATCATCGGCCCAGGTCCAGGCCTTGGGGGATATAGCTCAGTTGGTAGAGCGTCTCGTTCGCAATGAGAAGGTCAGGGGTTCGAATCCCCTTATCTCCACTTTCCCAGTCATATCAAGGGTCCCAGCCTCTCTGGGAGTGGCAACGAAAGAGCTCCGGCAGCCCCCGTTCGGCATCGAATGTCCAAATCCGCGTCGATTTGTCCGAACTCGGTTTTGAGCCAGTGTCCACGCTTTGCTCTGACAATTCCTTGCCATGCCTCCACGCCTCCGCCTTCATAGCGTCATCTCCATAGGCAAATTCCGAAATGCCCCTCCCAGTACTTCGCAGCAACTTCGCCCAAGCCCAACAGCCGCCTGCAAAAGTACCGGTGCCTCACTCTCATTTGACCGCCGATTACGGCACCTACCTCCTGTGGAACCTTTCCATTCGTTCGACGGATGGCCGCTTCATCTTCCATCTGGATGAGCAGCCTGTAGTGAGACCGGGTCAATTCGGGGCACAGTGTGCCCCGAATTGGGAAACACTGGAAAAACTGCCGCATCCGGTGCAAATCAGGGGTTCGACTCCCCTTATCCCCACCCCACTTGCAACCCCGCGGCGGCTTGATTGCCTGCCCCTTGGTTCGGTCATTCCGTATCCCAATACCCAATCCAGAGTCATGGGCCGGCGGGCTTGGGCTGCGGGGGTGTGGTGATGGAATGGGCGGACAACTGCGCCACGCGCTCGGTGAGCACCGCCGCATTGATCTGGATGGTGCTGATGGTGGTGAGCAGCCACACCGCAAAGCCGATGGCACCGGTGAGGAGCACGGGGATGGACACCAGCGCGAGCTTTAACAGCAGCGACCACATGCCGCCCAGCGTGATGAAACTCGTGTCGTCGTTGTCCTTGATGCTCATGGGATGGTGATGGGTGGCCCGTTCGGTCATGATATGGGCATCGTGCCGCCGTAGGCGGTGACGCTGCCGAGGGAGTTGGTGATGGTCACACGGCAGAAGTCATGCTCGCCGCTTTCGGCAGGATCGACGACGTAGGTGTTGGTTGCGGTGTCGCCGGCCACCACGCCATAGTAGTTGCACCACTGGTAGGCTGACACGGTAGGCGTGGGGTATCCTCTCCAGAGGCCGTCCGTGGTGGTGAGGGTGTCGCCCACGGCAGCAGGGCCGAAGGTCGCGGTGCCGCCGCCTGCGCCATCGGTGCTGAGCTGGGGCACGGCGGTAAACTGAGGCGGGGCAGTGACGGCGGCGGTGGCGCTGCTGGTGCCTGGCGTGCCGCTGCCAAAGGCGTTGGCGGGCGTCACAATGCAGGCGATGGCCAGCCCTGCATCGGATTGCTGCGCAGTGTAAGCGGCCGCATTCGGCCCCACCACGTTGCCGCCGCTGGTCCATTCGTAGTCGAAGCTGGGACCGTCGCCATCGCTGTAGTTGGGAGAGCAGATGAGGACATCCCCGGCGGTGGGGCTGGTGTTGTTGGGGGTGGGCGCTACGGTGCCCGTGGGCGGCACTCCGGTGGCGCTGAGCGTTACCACATGGTCCTGAGTGTTCACGCCATCGGCGGCGGTGACGGTCGTGGTAACAAGGTTGTCCCCCGAAGTGAGGATGATGGTGGTAAAGCCGTTAACATCGGTGCTGCCAACAACTATGGCGGTGCCGCTTGCGGGCATCACATTGACCTTCGCACTGGAGGCCTCGGCTTCCACCACCAGGATCTGGCCATCAACCACCATGGCGTTGATGTTGCTCGTCTGGATGTTGTAGCTGGACAGGCTCGTGTCATTGCTCAGCACGGTGCCGGTGCCCGGGCTGTCGGCATGCGTGCCTGAGACACTGTCGGACTCGCGCACGCAGATGTCGTGGCCGATATCGGCAGTGCTGAGCGTGTAAGTCCTGCCGGTGGCGCCGGTGATGGGGGAAGCGTCGCGATACCATTGGTGAGTGAGGATAGGCGCGCCGGTCCACGTTCCTGGCGTCACTGTCCAGCTCTGCCCCACCTGCAGCGTGCCCGCGAGGGTGGGCAGGGCGGTGTTGGCGGGGATGACGCCACTTCCGCGGTGCCTGGTGAAGAGTGAGATCCCGAGTCCCAGCATGTCAGTCTCTCCAGCCGATGAGTTTGCCGCTTGCGAGTGTCAGCGCCGTGGCGGGCACTGGGTAGAACGCGCCTTCCAGAAGGCTCAGGCCTGCGAGGTTCGTGGCGTCGCCCCGATAATGGCTGCCCGCCCGCTGCGAGGGAAGGGTGATGGCCGCCAGGACCGCCGCGCCGCCAATGGGGGTAAAGCCCTGGATCGGATCAGCACTCAGGTCATTCACTCCCGTCCCAGACAGGATCAGGAAGCCGGAGTTCGAAAACGATTCGTTCATTCCGGACATGGTTGATTTCGCGAGTGGAAGTCAAGGGTGTTATTTGAACGAGCTCCGGGGAATTGAAACCAAGATGACGGACGGGCAATCCAGAGATGCTCGGTCTCGTCTTGGTGATGATAAGCCGTGCCTCGCAGGCATCACGCGGAGGCTGGCTGCTTCTTTTCCCGGGCAGCAATGTAGTGCGTATTTCCCCTTGGCCCTCACAACCGGGCGGGGACGGGCGCGCGGCAGCTGTCAACCGGCAATCGGTAGTGCAGGAACTACCGGCAGGTCTTGGACTGTTCACCTGAACACTGCAAGTATGGGGGGGTCAACCACTCCAAACTTTGTTATGATCACGTCGCCTCCCCTGCCCTTCCTCCCCCAGCCCTGCTCTTTGACAGGAGGCACCGCAAGCGCGGCAAGAGGCGGGCGCCGAGAGTGCGTGGCGCGAATCATCTCCGGTATCGGGAGCGGGCTGGAGGGATCGCTGGGCTAGAACCTCTGCATTTCACAGGAATCATGTCTGCTCCCGGCTCGTGCCCGCTGTGCCTTGCGGCCGCGCCACCGGCCAGACGATCTACACTGGCAATAATACTCATTCCTGACACCACGTTCCACCTCCTCCACATAATCGAAGCTCACCCAGAGAATCACTTACACTATTTGAAGAACTTTTTATAATAAACCATTATTTAGGTGTCAATAGCCTATACTTTTTGGTAATGCTCTTGAATCAGCCTACTATTTCTAAATAAAAACTCTGGGCGTATGCGCTTTTTCCTTTTTTTAGTATATTTTGTTCCAGTTACTATCTTAGATGCATGTGCTGCGACGATCACCGGTGGCTGCATGCCGGGACTGCGGGTGCGCGGTGCCATGCGTACCAGACTTGCCACGGCGGGGAGGCTCGGGTCTCGCCACCGCCAGATTTTTGATGCCGCCGCGCCTGGTCATTCCATGCAAATCCTGTCATGACCACGCCCGCATCGCAGTTCCATGCTCCGCAGCGGTTCGTCGTCGACCGGAGGCTTGGTGACGCAGCGACCTGCGGCAAATGGAAGGGGCTCCCCACCCTCCATGCCATGTGTAAACAGGGGAATAATGAAGCTCTAAGCCCCTCTGTGCAAAGCATACCCCAATATCACGGCCTGGCCCTCTCACCAGCCAAGCCATCCTACCGCGCCTGCGTCGTCGATGAAGATCCGCCCAGGAGCATGCGCCGCCGCCAAAGCCGTGTCACAGCCACCGTCTTGCCGCAACCTCCTTCATGGAGGCGTGTCATTCACCACTTTTGTTCGTTCCACTGCGGCCCTTGGGGGCGGATTCGGTAGCCGACGGTGGACGCTGGGATGCGTCGGCTATGGTCAGAGGGAAGGTGAGCGCACCCTGGCGCTCATAACAATCCAACGCCGCTGTCAGTGCTGCACGCACCAGCGATGCCTTCTCCACTCCCGTGCGTTGTTCAAACGCAGCGAGGCGGCCAATCAAGGAAGTATCCACACGGGTTGACAACGTACTAGATTTCATATGACACACATTGTCCCACAAATAAACACAACGTCAAAAATAATCCTTGCACTCCAGTCTACAATGTCACACAATGCATACCTGACGCTCTCAACACGAGTTGACTCCCAATTAAACACGCTGGCAATTGAATCGGCGGCCAAGGTCGGCCTCGACGTTGCCGACCTGATTCGAACCGGTCTTCACAACGTCTGTGGCGAGATTGCCGCGACAGGAACGTTGCGCGTTGCCCGCGCCCCTGCCCGGCTGTCGCCGAATCAAGAAGAAGAAGGAGCCGCGCAATGAATCGCTCCACCTTCATTCAACGCCTGGCGAACTGGTGCGACGGGGTGCCCTGGCCGGAACCCCCGCCAGAACAGCGTGATGAAGCGGCGCAACTGGTCGCCAGCGTGAGAAACACGGCAGTTCACGCAGCTCTCAACTCCCAGCCCTCAACCCTCAACCCCCGGCCACCCACAACCCATGAAGCTGTCCCCCTCCATCCCTCTGATACCCCGCGAAGTCATCGCCCGCCTGAAGCGTGTGCCGCAGCTCAGCCGCTGGCGTCTGCCGGGCCTGCGTCGTGCCGCTGCTGACCGTGCCATCCCCTCCCCCCTCGACTCCTCCTCACATGTCCTCCATCGCTGATCTCATCGCCCTGGCCAAAGGCCAGCCCGCCTTTCCCGGCAAGACCCCGCGCTCATCGTGGGCAAAATTTGTGCCCGTGTTCGAGTCCCTGCCCGACACCTGGAACGCCCGCGCCAAGGTGGACTGGATCATCGCCAACGGCGGCATCCGGGCGGAGGACCGCAAGAAATCCTACGAGGCGATCACGAACATCATCCGCCGCCGCCGCGAGCCGCGCTGATTTGTCAGGCCGTCTTAGGCTACACTTTCTCATACCGTCCTATTGCCATGTCAAGTTCAGACAAAAAACCGCTCCAGGTTGCCAATGAACGGGAAACTCTGGGCCAGGACCCTTTCACAAACCCTTTCCGGCGTGCCGCTCCTCATTGGGAGGTGAGGAACAGAGGCTCCCGCAAACAGGGTGCGGACTGAATCCGCACAGGAGGGCTGCGACTCCACAACGCAGGTTTTTGGACAGAAGACTGGAAGACAGAAGACAAAAGACCGGAGGCGCACTGAACCCTCCCCCTTCTGATCTTCCCAATCCCCTTCATGTCTTCTGTCTTTTGTCTTCCAGTCTTCCGTCTCATTATGTCGCACACCTACATCGACCCCCTTCACTCGACGTTCCAGTTCGGGGCCATCACCGCGTATGTGGAATTCTCCGGCGATGTGCACAACGCGAAGACGGCGGACATCATGAGGTGGTCCTTCGGTTCAGTGGCAGGCGGGCACGACATTGACCTGACAGCCTCCATGGAGGCGCTCGACGATGCCATGACGGACGCGGGCCTGGCCGACGTGTTTCGCACCCTGCACTGCCCGAAGGCCGCCAAGGAACTCGGCAAATAACATTATGAACCTGATAGATGAGCTGAAACTCGCAAGCAAACGCTGCGCCAACGGTGGTGGACACCACCTCTCGCTGAATGACCTGGAGCGTCTCATCGACGCACTGGAAGCGGGCGAAGGGTTGTACGATCAAACCATGGAATGGTGGGAAACCAATGAACGCGAAAACTATGAATCGCAGGAGGCCCTGACGCTTTGGGAAGTCGCCACCACAGGAGCGCCAAAGAAGCACGATCCCTCATGATCCTCGCCCCTTCATCCAGAAGACTGGAAGACCGAAGCCCAAAGACCTGAGCACGGACTTTGGCTTCGGGCACCAGGCATCGTTGACTCCCTTGCTTCCCCGCTCGTGTCGCCCTCTGGGCTTCGCTTCGCTCAGTCCATCTCGGCTCGCCTCTCGCCTCGGTTCATCCCATTTCACTCTTCACTCTTCACTCCCCTCCCCATGGCCACCTGGATCAAATTTGAAACCACGACGCCGGACAAGCCCGAGGTCATACAAATGGCCGAGATGCTTGGCATCGACCAGGATGCGGTGATCGGCAAGCTTTTGCGCATCTGGGCGTGGGCGGATGCCAACAGCATCGCCGGCAGCCCCGTTGCCGTGACCTCCTCATTCCTCGATCGCCTCACCGCCTGCCCTGGCTTTGCGGTTGCGATGCGCGAAGCCGGCTGGCTGGAGGGCCGCGATGCCGCCCTCTCGTTCCCGCGCTTCGACCGTCACAACGGCCAGACCGCCAAGGCACGCGCTGAGACCAATCGAAGAGTGGCTAACCACCGGCAACGCCATGAAAAAGCCAGGGCAACGCCTCATGTAACGTCTTCAGCGTTACAAAAAGCGTTACCAGAGAAGAGAAGAGAAGAACAGATATCTGCTAAAGCAGATACCCCTGAAGTCCCCAAGGGGACGTATGAGAAACCAGACTTTGCGCTGGGTGCTGATAACGACCCAAGACCCAGGCCAGACAAGGTCTGGAAGCCAAGTCCGGAGCAGCTTTGCGTGGGATCGTGGTTCCATCGCCGCCCGGAGATACCCTGGAGCGCGGTGGAGCAGAGGCTCTGGCGCAAGATCTACGGCAGCCTGACCTTCGGCGAACTCGCAGGCCTGGAGACCTACTACACCGCGAGCATTCCCAAAGGCCAGGACTACCGCCGCCACGATCTCGGCACCCTGCTCAACCACTGGCCCGGAGAACTCGACCGGGCACGCAAATTCAAGCCTCCCGAAGCCGACGGGAGGGCCTTCTAAGCTTGCCACCAAAGTTCCCGGTTCAGCCCCCTTCGCTGTTCCAGCTTCGGAGGCCGGAGGGTTCAGGGTTGATGTCGCCCTTTGGGGCTTCGCTCAGTCTATCTCGGCTCGCCTCTCGCCTCGGTTCATCGTTGACTCCCTCGCTTCCCCGCTCGTGTCGCCCTTCGGGCTTCGCTTCGCTCAGTCTATCTCGGCTCGCCTCTCGCCTCGGTTCATCGCTCATCACTTAGCACTCAAAACGCCACCTCCACCTCCATGCTCACCGACCTCATCATTCCCCGGAAGCGGACCGCCACCTGCATTCACTGCGGCCGGTCGTTCGAGCCGCTGGCCTTCATGGCCGCCTGCTGCTCCGATGAGTGCGTGGATGCCGAGAAATCCCGGCGCGGACTCGACCGCCATGGCAATCCCGTATGGCGCAAGGCCTTGCAGGATCCCTGGCTCGCCATCTGCCCGCCGCGCTATGCTCATTTCGACTTCAACAAGCTCCCCGCACGCGGAAAAGCGGTGGCACCTGCCATGCTCGGCTGGAATCCATTCCACACCCCCGGCAAGGGCATCGCCCTCGTGGGCGACTCGGATGGCGGGAAATCCATGCTGATTCATGAGGCTGCGCGCCAGGCGTTCGCCGCCGGCTGGGATGTGTACTGCACGCTCTCCACGGAGTTCGCCTGGAACGTCGGCCACCTGGACCGGCGCGAGCGCTACCTGCAGCGCTGCATGGACTGCGCCATCCTGCTGCTCGATGACTTGGGCAAGGCCAAGCTTACCGAGCGGGTGGAGACGGATTTGTATCACATTCTGGAGCATCGCGAGCGCTGGCAGAAAGCCATCATTTGGAGTGCCAACAGCAAGGGCTCCCAGCTCGCCACCGCCATGTCCGAAGACCGCGCCGCGCCCATCATCAACCGGCTGCGCCGCAGCGCGGAAGTTTTCACCGTCTAACCCCACCTGCTTATGATGACCCTCAAGGATAAAGTACGGCGCGCCTACCTCGCTGGAGCGCCTCTTGCCATCGCCGCCCGCGCGCACAACGTGCGGCCCGGCACCGCCCGGCGCTGGCTGCAGCGCCACCAGTGGCAGCGCCCGCTGCTTCACTCCGCCGACCTGCCGCCCGCAGTGCCGCCTCCTGCCGCGACCCCGGCCCCGCCGCCACCACCTTCCCTGTGGTGCCGCTCGCTGCATCACGACTGGTCGCATCTGGTGAAGCCGGACGGCACCGCCGAATGCGACCCGCGCGTCACCGTGCCGCTGGGTGGCAGATGGTTCCCCATTCCCGCGGATGAACTCGATTCCGTACGCAAGTGCAAGCGCTGCATGCCGCATCAAGACACCAGACCGGAGGTTCCCGGTTCAGGGTTCATTCCCCTTGACTTACGGTGACCAAATGAACCTTGTTGAAAGTGCTTACCAATCCCAAACACGAAGCCTTTGCCCAGGCCGTGGCCGCCGGATCCACTGGCGCGGCGGCTTACCGCAACCACGTGAGTTCCAAAGCCCTGGATAACTCCGCGCAGACGGGCGCCGGCCGCCTGCTCGCCGATCCCAAAATTGCAGCCAGGGTGGCGGAACTCAAAAGGCAGGTGGAGAAGATCGCGGATGAAGTCTTCCACTTCACCAAGGCTGATCTGCTGCGCTGGCACCTGAGCGTCCTGCAGACGCCGGTGAGCGAGATCGACGAGGATCACCGGCTGTGCCAGGAGTACAGCCTGAGCGCCACGGGAGCGATGAAGGTCAAGATGGTGCCTAAAATGGATGCCGCCAAACAGATCGCCGCCATGTGCGGCTGGAACACCGCGGACGAGGCCGCCAAGAAAACCGCCGACGGGCTGACCGAACTGCTGACAGACCTGCGCAAACGCTGACCGCTATGCGGAGACTCAAGACTTCAAGACAGAAGACACAAGACCTGATCTGAATCAATCCCGGACAGGTTCCCTCGCTTACAACTTACCAGCCGCCACTCACAGATTAGAAGCTTTCACCGATCACCTATCACCAGCCTGCCCTCCGGTCTTCTGTCTGTTGTCTTCAAGTCTTCTGTCTTCTCATGCCCTACAACCTCACCCCCGCAGAACTCGCCGGCTGGCAGGCCCGCACCGATCCGGCCCGCATCGAGCACGACCTGTCCGGTGCCATGGCGGACCCCGTGTGGCGTCTGGGCAGCGGCAAGCTGTACCAGTGCCTTGATCAAAACGGCCGCGAAGTGGCGTTTCTGCCCACGCCGGAACAGAGGCTGGTGATCTGGTGCCTCCACGTGCGCGGCTGGCGGCGCCTGATCATTCCGAAGGCGCGGCAGCTGGGCATGTCTCTGGTGCTCTGCCTCACCGGCCTGGACCTGGCGCTGTGGCGCTCGGGCTTCAAGGCGGCGCTGGTGGACAAGACGGAGGACGACGCCAAGAAGAAGCTGCGCGAGAAGGTCGTGTTTGCGCTGGAGCGGCTGCCCGCGGCCTGCCGTACGCCGTTCACCATCAAGAACACGTCCTCAGCAGTGAGCATCGCGGAGAACCACAGCGTGGCCCCGGTTTCAACCTATGAAGCTGATGTGAGTTTTCGCGGCGGCACCGTGGAATTCCTGCACATCAGCGAATGGGGCGAGGTGCAAATGAAACAGCGCGAGCGCAGCCGCGAAATCCGCGACGGCTCCCTGCCTGCCGTGGAACGCGCCGCGGACGGCATCTGCGTGGTGGAGACCACCTGGCAGGGCGGCCTGGATGGCGAACTCGGCCCGCTGGTGCAGGAGGCGCAGAACACCGCCGAGAACACCAAGGGGCCCACAAGCTGGCGCGTGCTGTTCTTCCCTTGGCACACCAACCCCGGCTACGCGCAGACGCACGGATACGTGGATGGCGACAGTGTACGATACTTTGCCGACTGCGCGAAACTGGGCGTGACCCTCACCCTTGACCAGCAGAAGTGGTACGCCGAAAAGCGCCGCACCATCGGCATCCGCGCCAGCAAGAGCCAGTTCCCCACGCTCCAGCACGAGTGCTGGGAGACCACGCCGGACGGCAGCATTTACGGCGCGCTGATGGAGCAAAGCCGCACCGCGGGCCGGGTGCTGGCCTACGAGCCCGCACGTTCGCTGGTGCATACGTTCTGGGATCTGGGCGCGCCGTTGAACACGGTGTGCTGGTTCGTGCAGATCACGCCCGGGGAGATCCGGGTGCTCGATGTGGACATGGAACTGGACATCACCCTGGCAGACCGCGCCGCACGGATCAATGCGCGCGGCTGGCTCATGGGCAATCATTACCTGCCGCACGACGCCGGCATCCGCCAGAGCAGCGGGCGCAGCCAGGCGGATGATTTCGCCCAGGTCTTCGGCCCCACGGTGCGCGTGGTGCCGCGCGTGCACAGCGTCTGGCAAGGCATTAACTCCCTGCGCGCGCTGTGGCCGCGCCTGGTGTTCCGGCTGCCCGCCTGCGCCACCGGCATCGACCACCTTGGCCGCTATTCCTCCCTGCGCGAGAGCGGCACCGGCGTGGCCCGCGAGGAGCCCATTCATGATCGCTACAGCCACGCTGCCGATGCCCTGCGCCAGCTCGCCCAGGCCATCGACGATGGCATGGTGGAAGGCGGCTCTTCCGTTACCGGCCTGGAATCGCGCGACAGCTCAAAACCCCGCCAGGCCATCATGGGCATGCGGATGTGAGGAAAAAGTGAAGTGTGAAAAGGGAAGAGTGAAATTGGACGCCTCTGAAACTGACTCACTCCCTTTCAACCTTTCCCCCTCCCCCCATCTCACTCTTCCTATTTCACTATTCACTCTTCTTCCGCCATGAGCCCCTTCGAACAAGCGCAGCAGGTCTATGAGCGCGAGCCCTGCGCCCGCACCTTCTGCGAGGACCTGTATCACCATCTGCAGCATGGCTGGGTCGTGAGCACACCAACGGTATTCGGCATGTGCCGCCCGGTGCAGCACGACTGGCCAGCTGCCTGGCTGCGCGAACCCTGGCGCACCGATCCTGCCGGCGACTGCTGGATGATCTGGCTTCTGGCCGGCGACCTTGCCAAAGCCATGGCCAGCCTGCCTGATCAGCGCGCGTTCATGGCCTATGAGCGCGAGAACCAAATACGGGTGTTGCCGATGCAGCGGATCTGGCGTGGGTTGGTGGCGCGGGCGGATTCCTTTCCAAATCCCTGATCCGAAACCACCCGACAGCCAACGGATGACCTTTATCGGCCTGGCGCAGAGCGATTCTCGCCAGGAAAGTTGTACTAGAAGCAGTAAAAGGCTAAGCTATTTCAAACAGTCCATGACATCCGCACTCCTAAAGCGCCTTTTCTCAGCCATTCACTCCGGACAACCCGGCGATGTAGAGGCATTGTGTCGTCGCATCGTGGACGATGAAAAGAAGCGTGGCCACTCCAATGTAGCAGAGGATCTGGAGCGGATCTTGAAGACCAAGGCACCTGGGCGTGAGCAAAACGGGGCGCGCACAAGCTTGTCGCAACTGCCCCTGAGCAAGCGAGATGCCGCCCCGCTCATCCAGGTCATCCCCCATGCTCAATTGCGCCACCACATGGTGCTGCCCGGGGCTGTGGAACTCAAGTTCCAAAAGATCGAGCAGGAGTATGCGGCACGGTCAAGGCTCGCCGCGCATGGCCTGAAGCCCAGTCGGCGCATTTTGTTCTGTGGACCACCAGGCTGCGGCAAGAGCTTGGGAGCCGAACGCCTTGCGTGGACCTCAGGCCTCGCTCTGCATCGTGTGCGCTTCGACACGCTGCTATCCTCCTATTTTGGCGAAACACATTCCAACCTTCGCCGCATATTCGAAGAGGCGGAGCGGACCCCTTGCGCACTGCTGCTGGATGAGTGCGATTCCCTGGCTCGCTCGCGCACCGAGCGGAACGATGTGGGCGAGGTCAACCGCATCACCAACGCCCTGCTGGAGTTTCTGGAAAACTACCAGGGCGACGGGCTTGTCATCGCCGCGACCAATTTGGATACCGCATTGGACGCCGCCCTGTTCCGCCGCTTTGATGAGATGATAAGAATTCCTTTACCCGGCCAGGTAGAGATATGCCGCCTGCTGAAGACTACACTGTCTTCAATTCGATCAGAAAAGGACATCGATTGGGAGGGCATGTCCCGCCAGCTAGACGGCATGTCGTGCTCCGAGGTCGTCCAGGTGGCGCAGAATGCAGCAAAACGCAGCGTGATGACCGGAGCCAAAACCGTGACTTCAATGCACCTCTCGGAAGCCATTCAGGACTATCTCGCACGCGTGCAAAGCTAAGGCTTCCACCAATGCCCAAAAGACCTTTCCAGCACCTTCCTCTGCCTGTGCCAGGGAGATTTCGCGCAAAGTTCCAGCGCAACGCCCAAAATAACCCGCAAGTTAAAGAAAACTTGGCCAACAGGGATGCGCATGCAACGACGATCCGTCAGTCGCTGACAGACTTGAGAAGCAATGTTGAGGCGGTAAGAAGGCGGTGGGTTGAAAAGGGATTGCCAGCTGTTTCCGCCGGGGCAGGTTTTTTGATGCAGATCCCAGAGGGGAGCGACGCAGATCAGATTGCCCATGCCCTTGGAGTAGAACTTGTGGCGGAGACTGAGGGCGGCTACCTGCTAGCAGCGACGCAGGACTTGAGCTTTCGGCGGTTAGAGGAAGTGCTCACCAAATTCGAGAAGGAAGACCGGGGAGGAGCAATGGCTGCAAGTCTCCTTGAAGTCTTCGGAGATCCTGGTGATAGGCACCGTATCGAACGAGTGCTCGATGCCGACGTTCTGCCTGACTGGCCCTTCAACAACGAGCAGGAGTACATTTTCGATGTCTCGATTCAGTCCGCCGAAAGCACCCGGAGCGTGCCTGTTCCCAGAGTCTCGAGAAAAGCCGCCGAATCAGATAAAGACTATCAACGGCGTAGGGAGGATGCACGTGTCATTGCCCTGGCCGAGGCGGACACGGTGTGGACAGACCATGCGGATCTATGTCTTGCGGAATTGAAGGACATAGTCGCGCACTATGGAGGCAGAATGCTTGGAGAATGGAATGCGAGCTCCCACTCGGAATCAGAGGACGTTATCCGGTTTCCAGACAGCTTCCAGATGCGAGCAAGGGTGCGAGGGGAAGGGTGGAGGGACATCATCATCCATTTCACCAAGATTTTCGAAGTATCGTGGCCCGATCATATTGACCAGACATTGCCGCCAAGCGGCGTCGCGGATGAAGATGAAAAGCCTGACATCCTTGCTCCACCAGAGTCAGCGCCCGCAGTTTGTATCATCGACAGCGGTATTCAGGAAGGGCATCTCTGGCTTGAAAGTGCCATCGATTCGACATCTTCGCGCTGTTTCATTCCAGGTCTGGACGCCAATGCCGTGAATGACGATGTTCTCAATGGCGGGCACGGAACTAGGGTCGCGGGTGCAGTTCTTTTTCCAGTGGAGATCCCGAGGCATGGAAGCGTACAGGCACCATTTTGGCTGCAAAACGCTAAGGTACTGGCAGCCAACAAGGAACTGCCTGAAGATCTTCCGCCAGCCAAGTACATTGGGGATGTCGTTCACCATTTTTCGAACACCTCCAAGCGCACCCGTATCTTCAACCACTCGATTGCAACTAACAGGCCATGCCCACTTCGGCGTATGACCGCATGGGCGACAAGAATCGACGATTTATCCCACAGAAATGATGTGCTTTTCATCCAGGCTGCGGGCAATATCCTCGGGGAAGGCGGAGCATACAACAATCCGCGGGTGCTTGATCACTTGCGCGCAGGACGGGACTATCCGGACTACCTCAAAGAGCCCGCCGCGCGGATAGCCAACCCCGCTCAGAGTCTGAACGCATTGACCGTTGGCTCGGTGGCGGGAGACGTCTGGGAAGGCAGCGACCGTAAAAGCTTTGCAACGGAACGCCTTGGCCCTTCCGCTTTTTCACGCAGCGGCTTTGGCATTTGGCATACGATCAAGCCAGAGGTGGTGGAGATCGGTGGTGACTATGCCAGACTCAAGGAGGACATGGCGGCGCCCACCATCGAGCCGTCAACAGCAGTGGAGCTTCTACGGGCGGCAGGTGACGGTGGGCCTGCGTTTGCCAGCGACGATGTTGGCACCAGCTACTCCGCACCCAAAGTGGCACATCTTGCCGCGCGGCTTCAGGACATGCTACCGGATGCTTCATCACTACTCTATCGCGGACTGATTGTACACAGTGCGCGCTGGCCGGGGTGGGTGGAGGAGTCCGGATGGTCTTCTGACCAAGCTCTTCGCCTGCTTGGATTCGGTTTGCCTGATATGGAGAGGGCGACCACCAATGCTCAGCACCGGATCACCTTGATCACAGAAGCCGCAGACGAACTTCACAATCAGGGACTGCATTTCTACAGGATTCAAATTCCGGCAGCACTTCGTGCACTCACACAGGACACAATGCTCCGGATCGATGTCACGTTGAGTTACAGTTCAGAGCCCAGGCGCACGCGATCAAGCCGCCGTGGTTATCTCGCGACGTGGCTTGACTGGCGGGCGAGCGGTATCGGACAGCCGATGGAAGAATTCCAGGCAGCGATGGTATCCGGTGAACAAGCACCCACCCGAAAGTGGAAACAAATGCCATGGCTACTTCATTTCATGCCACAGCATGGCGATGCGAAACTGACCCAGCGAGGCAATGGCACGGTGCAGAAGGATTGGGCGTCAATTGCCGCACACGACCTGCCAGAAGAGTTTTGTATCGCGGTGCGCGGGCACAAAGGTTGGGACCACCGCGAAGGCAGCGGTGGTGCGAAGTACTGCCTGATTGTTTCCGTTGAAGCAAAAGATTTGTTAGTACCCGTGTATGAGACGATGTCAGCAGTGAATGTGGAAATCAGGGGCGACATCGAATCGTTCGCCCACCTTCTTGAGTGAGAATGATGCCTGGAGCCGACAGCGCAGATCACTGCCATCCGTCGGGCACACTCAAACAAGAGACTCGGGCAGCTCCCCGCAATTTTTTGGAGTCGGATGATGGCGCTATACGTATCTAGGCGGTTGGCCACCAAAGCGTCCTCACGCCTGGGCTTAATTCCTCACACTTTTCAGACGCGGAAGCCAAGCGCCAGCCTGGCTGCGCGAACCCTGGCGCACCGATCCTGCCGGCGACTGCTGGATGATCTGGCTTCTGGCTGGCGACCTTGCCAAAGCCATGGCCAGCCTGCCTGATCAGCGCGCGTTCATGGCCTATGAGCGCGAGAACCAAATACGGGTGTTGCCGATGCAGCGGATCTGGCGCGGGTTGGTAGCGCGGGCGGGTACGTTATCATGAGCGCATCCATGGGCGAGGCAAACGGACGCTGTATGCCATGCCTTGGATGCTGACGGCGGGACGCCGTCACGCCTTGAATCGTGGCCATTTAGACACCGTGAACCTTGACACGCACGCGCTCCGAGCAGCCTGAGTTTTCAGGATCGCATCGCTCCACACCGACCAACCAATCAAGCCCCGCTCACTGGCTGAGCGTGGTCGTCGAGAGGCCGGTGGTGTGAATGGCGTAGCCGCCATCGGCCAGAGGTGCCAGCACGATCACGGTTTCAGCATGGCCCAGCAGATAGTTCGAGCCCTGCCGTACCACAGGCGTTCCTTTGAAGGTGAACTGCCCTCGCTCCATCACGCATTCATCGCTTGCGGCAGTCATCCCACCCTTGGTCAGGACCACCACGCAATCCTTCAAGATAATCTTCGAGCCCTGATCTTCGCGCCTGGAAAAGCTCACCTCGTTGCCCGCGATGGTGGCGTGGTGCAGGAACTTCACGTGCACCTCCGTGATTCGCGCCGCGGCCGGCAACGGCCATGAGACCGAAGCTGAAGACAGTGCCGAGACACAGGCGGCGGCGATGAGACTGTATCCAAAACTGACGAGAATACGGATGCGCGTGCTCATGGTTGCAGGATGCAATAGTGCTTTCTATCCGACACTGCGGCCTCCAGCAATCCTAATCGCGAAGGCCCTCCCGTGTTAGCGGCCGCCCGCGTGCTGCCATGCGCCCCCAATGCGGTGGCACACTAGGAAGCGTAGACGGCAAGCACATCCTGAACGCGTTCGTCGCTGGCGAAGGCTGGGCTCATGCCTCTGATCACTGCCAATCCTTGGTCCAGGCTGGTCTTGGAGCTGAAGGCGGCGGCACCGAGCCTTTGCAGGCAGGCTTCAACCGCCTCCTCATGATCGTGCGTCTCGGCCAGATGGATGATGGCTTTTTCACGGACCAGCGGCGAGGACAGTTCATCCTCCAGCAGCCTCTCCAAAGCCATTTCCATGGCTTTTTCCATGGCGTACGCATCCTGCAGCCATTCGATGAATTCGTATTTCGTTGTCATAAGCCCGGGGGTTGGGATAAGCCATCACAGCCAGGAGGATCGCAGTCATGAGCCTTTGCAGTATTCGGGACAATCATTGTCGCCACAGAGGATTCGCGTACCGCCCGCCGGGCACGCGTATGAATATACGCGAATTCAGCAATCCTCGCAGGAGCCTGGCCACGGCAGCTACTCTCTGAATGCGCGCCATACCAACCAACCACCAAACCTAACAACCACTCAACTGACAAACGTTTCATCAACTCTTGCATCTTTTGTCCGCCCTGAAAATACCGGTTGCATTCGCCACAGGTAATCAACCCGGTGTGCCCAGTCATGAGTTATTCATTCGGACAATCAGCACACTGGCCCACGCCGGACGGCTCTCTCCACAAGGGCGCGGATCCGGGACCGGCGCTCGCGCAGCAGGCGGCGGCCCAGAAGCAGTCGGCGCAGCAGTTCCAAATTCAAATGGCCTACATGCAGCAGCAGGCAAAAGCGGCGGCAGCAGTGCAGCCGGCGACGTACCTGCCGCCGGCACCGCCGCAGACGGTGGATCAGAACACGCTCGACCAGCAGCGCGACGTGGCGCGCATGCAGTCGCGCCGCTTCAGCTTCCAATCCACCAACCTGCCAGGCGCGGGCGCTCCCGCCAGCGCCACGACCCTGGGTGCACCGACCACCCTGGGAGGTGGCCAGTGAACACGCACCTCGAACAGATCCGGGCCATGGGCGGCCTGTGGAAGGGCGGCACGCAGCAACAGCAACAGCAGCAAGCTGGAGCGCAGGCCCAAGGCGGCAGTTCGCAGGCCAGCATGTCTGCTCTGGTGGCGGCGAAGATGGGTCTTACCCCACCCGCCCCCATCGATAACGGCGCAATGACGGATGCTCAATTCGCGGCCCAGATGAAAGCCATCAGCAACATGAATTTCTCCACCCCTCCCGCACCGGTGACTCCGGGCACCTATAGCCAGGGAATCACGACGGCACCAGTCGCTGCAGCGACCATGACCACTGGCGGCAACGTGTCATCGGTCTAACACAGCAGATGGCGGAGCCGTTTGTTGGTTTATCGGTTCATCGGTTTGTAAGTTTCTGAAAACTGAACTCTGAACCCCTAAACCGACAAACCGATAAACGGACAATTTTCCATGGACACCACACCGCAAGCCTTGATCGACCTGAACCAGCGCTACCGCAACGATGTGTCGCCGATGCTCGGCATCTGGGAGGAGTGCGGGCGCATGTGCCTGACCCGCAAGGTTTCCGCCCTCAACGTGGCGGTGAGCCGCAGCACCACGTATGACCAGTATGCTCCGGACACGCGCCTCCTGAACTCCGTGGCAGTGGAGGCCAACGAGGTGCTGGCGGCGGGCTGCATGTCTTGGATCATGCCCTCGGAATCGCCGTGGTTTGTGTGGAAGCCGACCAAGGCTCAGGAAGGCAATGACGCGGTGGAGGAATGGCTGCAACACTGCACGGACGTGGCGCTGGAGGCGCTGTCGAGCTCGAGCTTCTACAGTCGGGCGCATGAGGTGCTTCAGGACCGCAGCACCTTCGGCACAGCCTGCCTTTGGGCGGAGGCTGGCAAAAAGAACGCCTTGAATTTCAAGGCCTGGGACGTGGGCACCTTTGTCATCGCAGAGAATGACGAGGGCGATGTGGACACGGTGTTCCGCGAAATCGAGCACACCGCCAAGCAGGCCAGCGAAATGTTCGCGGTGCTGCCGCCCTCGATCACGGCCAACCTGGCGCGCGAGCCCAATACCAAGCATCGCTTCCTGCGCGCCATCTTTCCGCGCGAAATGAAGGACCGCGCCGCGGCCGGCGGCCCGAAGTCGATGCCGTATGCGTCAATCGTCATCCATGTCGAGTCAAAAATGATCGTCAGCGAGGGCGGATTCCAGGAACTGCCGGCGTTCGTGACACGCTACTTGAAGTGGTCGGAAGGCTCTGCCTACGGTGTATCACCCGCCATGCGGGCGCTGGCGGAAATACGGGGAGTGAACTACCTGGAGATGCTCATGAGCACCCTGGCCGAGGTCACGGTGAACCCACGCATCATCCAGCCGCAAGGCATGCAGGGCGTGCCCGACCTGCGCGCCGGCGGCATCACAATCGGCGGCATCAACCGCGAATCGTTCCCGCAGGAATGGATGACGGGCGGCAACTTCGACATTGGGTTGAAGCTGATTGAGCGCAAGGAGAAGGCGATCAACGATGCCTTCCACCGCGACCTGTTTGAAATGTTCGCCCAGCGCAGCGGCCAGATGAACATCCCGCATGTGCAGGCCCTGGAGGCGGAGAAGCTGGCGCGCTTCAGCCCGGCCTTCAGCCTGCTGACCACCGAGTTCATCAATCCCATTCTGGAGCGTGTGTTCATGATCCTGTGGCGCTCGGGCCGGTTGCCGCCGCCACCCAAGGAAGCGCTGGTGCAGAACGCGCTCGGCCAGCCCATGCTGTTATACCCGCGCGTGGCACAAACCTCGCGCATGGCGCTGGCGATGCAAAGCGTGAAGCGCTCGGCGTTCTCCACCATGTTCAGCCTGTTCCAGCCGCTCACCGCGATGGGCACGCCGGTGCTCGACAACCTCGACACGGACCGCGCCTATCGCGACCTCGCACGGGGCGAAGGCCTGCCAGCGGATTACTTGGTGGACCAGGACACGGTGAAGCAACTGCGCCACGCACGCAGCCAGGCGCAACAGGCTCAACAGCAGCAGCAGATGATGATGGAGGCCGCCAAAAATCCTGAGATCGTGAAACAAGCCGCTGGCGCCCTCAACGGTGCCCAACCCCAGCCTCAGGTGCAGCAATGACATCCCTGGAGGCACAGCTCCGAAGCCGCCCCGCGAAGTTCGAGGAGTTCCAGGCGGATTGCGAAGCCGTGTTCGCCGGCAAGGAAGGCCAGCGCCTGATCGCGACGCTGTGCGAGCTTGCCCACCCCCTGGACCATTCACCCATGCCTCAGGAGTCACTGCTGGTGGACCGCGGCCGCAAGGAGTTTACGGCGCTGCTGTGGCGCTATGGTTACGCCGATTTGAAGACTTATCCGCCGATGCCAAATCAAGATACAAGACTTGAAGATACAAGACACAAGACCTGAGCGGAAAACAATGCAGAGCAGAAACTAATCGAGCTCGTTTAGTCCACCATCCTGCTCCCTTTTTACTTTCACTTTTCACTCTTCACCCTTCACTTTTTAATCCTATGCCCAGCCTCAACAAAACCGAACGCATCCGCCGCAAGGCCGTGACAACGCCTCCGAGCCCCGAGTTCACCCCAGGCGAGCAAGCTGCCCAACCCGTGGAGGCATTGCCTGCCGAGGAACCGGATTCGCCTGCCATCGGCGTGGCCACGCCTCACCCGCAATACGGCCATCCGGTGCCGCCCACCAATCACCTGCCCGCCCCAGGGCCGCCGCAAGACCCGTCGATGGGTGAGAAGACGCTGGCTTGGGCTGATTGGAAGGCCCGACAGACAGTTTAGTGACAAGAGCCCGGAAGGTTCGGGGTTTCCGGTTTCCGGTAAGCGATTCGGCAATCGTCAGACTAGTCGGACCGGTCCGACTGGTCCGACTGGTCCGACTGGTCCGACTGGTCCGACTGATAAGTCACCCCTGAACCGGGAACGCCCCACCTATTATCCCCATCATCCACCCATGAGCGACACAGCCCCCTCAACAGCCGCCTCCAGCGCACCTTCATCCGCGGCCGACACCTCGGCTTCGGTCACTGCCTCCACGACAAGCACGGATGCCACCGGCGCTGGCGTCGCCGCCACGTCAACGGCGACGACGACAACTTCGCCACCGCCGGCCACCGTCACTGGCACCACCACGGGCATCACGGCCACCACCACGGCCGCTGTTTCCAAGCCGTGGAGCGAGGCGATCTTTGCCGAGCCCGGCAAGCTGGCGCCAAACTACCTGGAACTGCTGCCCGAAGCCCTTGGCAAGGTGCTCAAGGACAACATGGCCGCCGCACGTGCCAAACAGGCCACCACGGAGGGCATGGTGAAGGTGCCGGCCGCAGACGCAAAGCCGGAGGACTGGGCGGCGTACCACAAGGCCATCGGCGTGCCTGAAAAGCCGGAAGAATATGGCCTCAAGGCACCTGAAATAATGCCGGAAGGTGTGTCCTACGACGTCGCACAGGCTGCCGCCTTTGCCGCAACCGCCAAGGAGCTCGGCTTGACGCCCACCCAAGCCGCGAAGCTGCAGGAATGGCAGATTGGCTATGTCGGCTCGCAGGTGGCGGCCAGTCATGAAGCCTCGAAAGCCGCACTGGCCCGGGAAACGGAGCTCATGAAGACACGCTTCGGTGGGCAGATCGATGCCACGGTGGCCGAAGCCAGATCACTCGAGCACAGCCCCGGTGTGCCTGCAGCGCTCAAGGCCGCACTCAGGAACGGCGCGGCAGACCCGCAGTCGCCCGGCTTCTGGGGGGCTGACTTCCTGGAGTTCGCGGCCTGGACGGCCAAGGTCACGGGCGAAGATCGCAGCGCCGGCGGCGCGGGCCTGTCCGCGGCAGCCTCGGCGCTCGCGGAAGCGAAGGACATCATGGGCAACAAGGCCCACCCTCTTCACGCGGCGTTCTGGAAGGGCGATCCGGCCGCGAAGTCCAAGGTGGATGCAGCGTATGCGCTCACGGGCAACAGGAAGTAGGTCGGGTGTTTATCGGTTTATCGGTTTATCGGTTTATCGGTTTGTTGGGTTGTACATTTTAGGAGGACTGTGCCTGTCGGTCCATAGCATCCACTGAGGCAATGGAATCCGTGTACGATGTCACATCGCCTCGGCGTTACCCATGGGCGATGGCAGCTCAAGTTGGAGTCAAGCGTTCACGCGATCACCATTGAACGGCTGCCAGCAATGCCTGAAACCTCGCCAGCATTGACAGTACTGACTTAGTCCAAATCTGCCCACCAACTATTCCAACCGATAAACCAGCAAACCGATAATCCGGTTAACAAATCCGATAACAAATCTCTCAACTAACTCATCTCTTAGCCAACGCATCTTTTCTCTTGCATTGGAATAAAGTGATTCACACGGTCAGTGTGCATGGATGCTCAACAAGTAACTCAAGACGCCGGCACAGCCACCTCCCCATGGGCTCCCAGCGCTGAAGCCCTGGGCACACCGAATGCCTTTGACAGATTCGAGATAGCCGCACGGCTTTCCGGCAAGCTGGTGGAGCCCGACCTGCGCCACGTTTTCACGCCAGGCCTATACACACGGACGATCATCATGCCGGCGGCGACGCTGGTCTTAAGCAACATTCACAAAACCGAGCACCCTTTTCTCGTCAGCCAGGGCACGGTGGAAGTGTACGAGGCGCGCAACGGCGAAATGGTCTATCTTGAGACGCTCACTGCCCCCCACCTCGGCATTACAAGGCCTGGCACCCAGCGGGCACTGAAGAACCTCACGGAGGTAGTCTGGTCAACCTTCCATCTCACTGAGGGGGTGGATTTTGACGGCATCGAAATCACCAATCCCGCTGAAGTAGCGGCCCTGGTAGGAGCACGGATTGAGGCGCGCATCACCGAGCCGCAAACCGTCCGCAATCCGCTGATGACGCCCGAGAGGCTAGCGGAGATTGACCGCTTCCAAACCTGTCTGAAGGCTGCCGAAGCGCTTGTTGCGAACCGCCGTGCGGAAGCGCCTGAAGGCTGCGACCCGCTGAATACTTCAGCCGCAACGATCGCCGCCTATGCGGCAGTCGCCAGCGTGGTCATTGCAGGCGTCGGTGCGGCCGTTTCGTACTCGGCCCAGGAGTCCGCGGCGGCGGATCAGGCGCACCTCGCGCTGATGAACGCCAACGCCAACACCCAGGCCATTGAGCAAAAAGGCCAGCTCGGGCAGGAGCAGGCGATGATCAACCAGCAGCTTGCCGCCAACGATCAGAAGGCCGCCGACGCCAATGCCGCGAGCCTGGAACAGCAGGCAGGCAATATTGACACCATCAACAAACAGAACATCGAAAAGAGCCGCACGGATTTCCAACGCGTCATGGCAGCCCAACGCGTGCAGGCGGCGCAGGGCGGCGTGCTCGACACCACGGGCAGCCCGTATGACAATCTGCTCACCACCGCGGGCCACGAGCAGCAGAAGGCTGACCAGATGAACTACGACGCCGAAGTGACCCGCCGCCAGGCATACACCGCGGCCCAGGAGGCCACCAACCAGGGCATCGGAGCCGAGATCAGCGGCCTTACCCAGCAGTCCAGAGGCGCGGCCGCCCTAGGCGGAGCCTATCAGGCGGAGGCCCAGAACCAATTGAACCTGTTCGGCCAGCGTGCCCAGGCTGCGGCGATGCAGAACCAGGCTGACGGCGGCCTGCTAACCTCCATCGGCAACATCAGCCAGAATGGTTACAAGACCTACCAAAGCATACCGCCCGGTGCCCAGGCTGGCAACCTACATACAAATTAACAACCCATGATTGAAGCACCTCCGGCCGGGCCGCTCGCAGAGCCCGTCATCCAATCCTCCAACGGGATGCGCGGATTCGTGGTCTCCAACGATTTCAGCGGTGCCACCACCGCTCCGCAGATCGACATCAAATCTGCGGTCGCGCAAGATCAGTCCGTGGGGGCCATCGGCCAGGGGATCCAAAATGTCGGTGGCGCGCTCGGCGCCATCGTCGAGATCCGCCAGCGGGCGCTCGATGTGAACGGCGTCATGCAGGCCGAAGTGAAGCGCTCGCAATACACGGGCGATTTGCAGGCCCAGCAGACTGCGGAACCTGACGTGACCAAGTGGCCGCAGATCACGGCCGATTTCCTGGAGGCAAAAACCGGCAGCCTGGTTTCCCCAAACATGTCGCCCTCTGCGCAGGATCACGTCGCAGGCGCTAATGCGCTATGGGGTCAAAGCTTGATGAGCAGCGCCAACGTGGCCGGCGCAAGAGCCGTGGTGTCTCAGAACAACGACATGTTCCAAACGCAGTTTTCCGGGTCCATGGCTCAGAACAATTACCCTGCAGCGATGAACACCATCGACAGGTGGGAGGCTTCTGGCGGCCTCAACAAAGGCAATGCCGACCAATACAGGCAGGGCATCGAGGGCGCAAGAAACGGGACGAATGTGAGCAACGCCATGGCCATGGTCACGGATCTTGCGCAGGTCCAGCAGCCCGGATCGCTGGACAAAGCGCACGCGTTGATTAACGACACCTCCCTGCCTGATGACAACAAAGGCCACTTTATAGGTGTGATTGATGCCGCTCACGCGGCGACGATGCAGGTGGGCGACGTGAAGAACGCCATCAGCAATGATGCGCTGGATGTTCAGCGCGAACTGCAAGACCCCAAATCCACGAAATGGAATCTCCTCAGCCAGGGCCAGAGGGCGGACCTCTCTCTCGAAGCGCAACGCCAGCAGGCCAAGGTTGCCGCAAGCACCTTCGACATCGTCAAAAACGCCATCGACCAGGGCAGGTTCGACATGAGCACAGGCAAGCTTGAAGGCGCCGGCGCAAAGCAGATGACGGAGCCGATGATTGATGAGTTGAAGGCCTACCAGATGCGCCACGACCAGAACATCCTGGCGAATGACCCTGAGACCTATCAAAGGATGTCCACCACCATTCAGGGTTACAGCAATCTTGGCGATGCCTCGGGCCTGCGTCAGGCCGAGATCGCCACCGCCATCGACGCGAACTTCTCCGGCCCGGCGCGGCAAATCCTGCAAGCCGGGCTCACGCAGCGAGCCAATGCGCAGCAGGTGGACAAGGTGCCTCTCGCACCCGTGTTTAAGTGGATCGACGAGCGCGCCAGCGCCGGTGATTTTGGCAGCTTCCAGAGGCTACAGGTTGGAGCGGACGGCAGAGCGCAAGTCACCGGCGACAAGGCTGGCGAGCCCGTGATGATCGAGGACGCCGCCAAGAAGGCCGCCGTCTTCGGCCAGGCGGAAGCAATGAAGCAGCGACTCTCCGACGCCGCAAACGCTGGTGTCATCGACAGCAACGCCTCCGCCTTCGCCATGGCCAGCAAGCTCATGGGCAGCAATTTGATCAAGAAGGCGGCAGGCGAAGCCGCAGGTTCGGCGGCCGCGGACGATTCACATGCCGCGAGTGACGCCTTGATAGGCCAGCAAGGCAGGCAGATCGACCCGCAGGAACTGATCAAAGGCCAGACAATTCTCAAGAGAAAGGGCTTCTAATAATGGCGATGATCCTTGAGCCCGACGAAGCGGACACGCTGCAACGCGTCATGCCCGCCATGCCCCCGGAACAGCAAGCCCAAGCCGCCGGACTGATCCGGCAGTATAACACGGAGAAGATGCACGCCATGGTCACAGACCCGGCCACCGTGGACAAGTTCGCGCCTTCCTTGGCTGAGTTGACCGCCACAGCAAGCGATCCTGATGCGCTTCGAGGGAAGATCGCCAACATCGCCTTTCTAAGTGACAAAACCGGCGTACCCGGCTCGACGATCGCCGATGCGTATGAGCCGGCACGCGATGCGTATGCGGCTCAGAACTTCGGTGAAACCAACGTTGACGACAACAAATTTCACGCCCTGGCAAAGCAAGCGGTCAGCCATGACATGGCCCAAAGCGACATGCTGCAAACCGGCCCCGATTCGCTGCTCGGAATGGCGCATTCGGCAGGCATTGCCGGCAAGGACTACACCCAGGCTTTTGCCGACTGGCAGGATGCCCACATTGATTCGGACAGCTACGATACCGCCAAGACAGGAACTTACTTCGATGGCGGCCGCCAGCAGTACGAGGCGTCATTGGCCGCAGGCCACAACGGTGAGTACAACCGCCTTGCCGAGCGCACTCTTGCCTTGGTGGACGGCGCGCAGGAGATGACCAAAGACGGCAACCTGGTGGCGCCCGACATGAGCTATGCCGACCGCCAGCGCCTCACCGTGGACCTCGCCCTCTACCCGCCCGAAGTGCGCCGAAACATCATCTATCCGCTGATCATTGCAAAAGCCCAGGCCCAGGGCCTTGATCCAAAGAGCGCGTTTCGCGGCATCGACTCGGCGATGCGCGGCTTTGACACCCTGGTACAAGGCTCCACGCAGGCGGCCTTCCGCGTTGGCGCGGGCGTGCTCGGCGGCGTCGCGAGCATGATGGGCAATGAGGACGGCGTGCGCCTGGCGAAGGCGGTCAATCAACAGCAGCTCGTCTATGGCGAGCTCACCCAGCTGGCGAATGGCACAATTGACCCCATCAAAAAGACCGGGACCGGCTGGCTGCCTGATGCCGTGAACACCCTGGGCGGGCTGGTCCCTTATGTCGTCACGGGCGGTTTGGGATTTGGCGGCGCCGCCGGAAAAATGTTCCCGGCTCTGAGTTCGCCCGCAGTCATGAGCGGCTTGCGGGTGGCCGGCGCCGCCGCCATGGCCACGGGCTTCGCCAGCGACATTTCCAACCAGTTGAAATGGGACCACCCTAACATGGATCAGGGCGCGGCGGACACGATTGGTATCGTCTCCGGTACAGCCCAGGCGCTGCTCTCGGGGCTGCCGGGCAAATGGCTCAGTGAAGGCGCTCCCGGCGTCGCCCGGTTGCTGGCCAGATACGCCTCGCCGGAGGCCGGCGCGGCCACGCGCTTCGGGGCCGGCTTCCTTGGGCAGGCCGTCAGCCACGGCGCAACCTTTGGCGTGGCGATTCCAGCCACCACCCCTTTTGTCCAGGAACTCGTGTCCACGGTCAACAGCACCGTGCCCGGCGTCAAACTCGGCGATGAGGTCCAGAAGATGTGGCAGAACCTGCCCTCGACCATCGTCCCCGTGCTGGTGCTCTCGCTGCTGGGTGCCGGCAGGGCCACCATGGAGGGCCCGGCCACGGCCGCCAAGATGGGCGAGGGCTTCATCAATGATCCCAACGCCCTGCAAATGCTGGGCTTCAATGACGCACAGGCGGCGGCGATCCGCGGTGCCAAGGATCCGGTGGCGGCCCTGCAGGCGGAATACCCCAACCGTGCCAACGACGTATCCTCGATGATGGCGGCAGGCAAGGCTTACTCCGATCAAGTGAAGGCCGGCCAGCAGACGACCCAGTCTTTGGAAGAGAGCGGCGCTCTGTCAGTGATTGCGCACCCCGCCAGTGACCAGTGGAGCATCACCACCAAGGACGGCAGCAAGGTGACGTTTCCCGACTGGCAAAGCGCCGACGCCGCACGCTGGCAGCACATGGCAGACAACCGCATTTCAGGCGCTACGGATGCACCAGCCGCATCCACTGACAGCGCTTCAACACCCACCGCTCCGCCTGACAGCCCGCAAGCTTCCACCCCAGTTGACAAAACAGCCCCCACAGCCGACTATGAAGCCAATGGACAGCAAGGATCAAACCTCCTCGACGCCGCAATCCAACACCTCCAAGGTGTGGACTCCGCCATACACCCCCTCGAAGCTGACTCCAGAGGAGTGGGAGACGGAGCTGAAGCGAATCAGAATTCAGGACGAGGCGAGCGCGCGTATTCGTCGGGCACTGGGGCACGTAGTGTCGAGTCACGAAGACTGGAAGGCTTTGCAGATGCCAACCAAGCCAGCCTCACAGAAGGATGGTTAGACAGTCTTGAGAAGCAAGTAGGCGGCAACGAGCACGTCACCTACACCGATCCAGAGCAAAAGGGCTGGAGAATCAAGGTCACCGGACCCGACCTGCGCTTTCAGACGGGCCAACCAAGACGTGAGGCGTCGGTTTCGGGCTACCTGAAGCGCTGGCAACTGGCCAACCAGGTCTTTGGTGACAAGGCGCAGCTTCTCGGCATCATCAAGTCTGAGCAGGGCAACAGCATCGTCATGCGCCAGCCTGAAATGGTGGCCGCTGACCCCGAAAATCCTCACCCCACCAAGCCCGAAATCAACGCGTGGCTTAGAAAAGCCGGCTTTGAATATCAGTCGGGTTCCTGGGTCAGGGATGCCGACGGCGTCGTGCTTTCGGACGAGCATGAAGGCAATTTCATCAAGACCAAGGATGGCATTCGCCCCATCGATCTTCACATCCATCAATTGGAGTCAAAAGCAGGCGCACCCGTCATTCCCTGGGACGAGAACCCCGCTAATCCGGCCCAATCCAGCAAAGTCGATTCAGGCACCGATCCCAACCGTCCTGCAACGGAAAACGGAAAACCGGACACGGCAAACGGCCCGCCTTCACCCTCCGATCTCCAGCAACGCGCCAAAGCCGCCGGCGTGCAGATCACCCCGCAAATGGAGGAAGGCCTGCGCAACGGCCACCCGAAGGTCATCGCCGCAGTCGAGCACCTCACCAGCGCCCAGGAGGATCTGGCCCGCACCCAGGATGGGGCACCGAATGCCGAAGTCCCCGGCAGTGCCCAAGACAAGCCTGCCATCCTCCAGACCGATCCTGCTGCCAACAACGATGGTAAACCGTCGGACAGTGTGAGTGATGGCGCATCACGGGCGTCGGATCCAGACAAACCTGCCGGGCCGCCAGACGACTCGCTGCGCACTGCCGCCATCGCCGGTGCAGCCAGTGATCCGACCCTGACAACGCCCGACGAGAAGGCGGTAGCGCAGCGGTTTGCCGACAAGATCGCCTCCGATCTCCCCGCCTTCACCCAGTGGTATCACGAGAACTTTGGTAACGTACTCGATCTTGATGCCATCCGCAGTTACAGCGACGATTATGCCGCCTCTCCCGAGGCACGGCGCAAGTATACGGAAGCCACCAAGGCGGTGTCCGGCAAGGCCGTGGGCTACTTGTTTGACCAGCTTCTGTTGCAGCCTTCGCAAAAGGGCATTGTGCGCTTCAATGCAGGCGGCATGGCCAGCGGAAAATCCACCTCAATTATGCCGGAAAACTCCGCCCGGTATGATTTCACGCTGGATACCACGCTGGGCAACTGCGACCTCGCACGCAGCCAGATCCAGAGCGTGCTGGACACGGGCCGCAAAGTCAGCATCAACTTCGTCTACGCCCCGTTTGAGCAGGCGATGGAAGACATGATCCACCGCTCTCTTGGCGAAGGCGGACGCTACGTGTCCGTCCCCAAAATGGCCCATGCCCACCATGCGGCAGCGCGCAACGCCTTGAAGCTCGCCAGCGAATTTGGCCCTGGCAACGTCATGCTGGAAGTTATTAATAACACCCGGGTGGGAGAAAATTACCTGGGCGAGAAACGCAGCGCCCAGTGGCTGCAGCAGCACCTGAACCCCGATATTGACACTCTCACCCAGAAAGGCAAGAATATCACCCATGAGCAATGGAACAAACACAGCGGCGAGCCCGCCTACACCGAAGCCCTCCGCCAAGCCATTCTTGCTGAGCACTGAGGAGTTTCACCGCATTAGCAGGGAAGGAGCGGAGGAATCCTGCCGAGCCTTGCGCGAGGCCAGCGAGAAGCGCCGCCGCGGCGAGAAGCTGCCGGAACGCTGAGGTGGATGATGCACCCGGCTGAAGATCTCAACATTCAGCAATTGGCAGCCATTGCGGAGGCGGCCGATGATTCCGTCTTGAGCAATCGGCCTAACAATGTGCTGTCAAACAGCGCCACCGCGTGGGCCGTGCTGGCACTCCAGGCATGCAGAGGAATCCGTGCGAAGCCGTAGAAATTCGATTTTGGCGTCATCAAAGGAGTCAACTGATGCACCAGGCAAGCGAGAGGAGGCATTTCGCCCTTGAATGCTGAGCGCACCGTTTGATTGACGCAGCAGGTAGGCATCAGCCACAAGCGCGGCCACACGCTTCGGGGCGGGCTTCCTCGGGCAGGCCGTCAGCCACGGCGTGACCTTTGGTGTGGCGATTCCAGCCACCACCTCTTTTGTCCAGGAACTCGTGTCCACGGTCAACAGCACCGTGCCCGGCGTCAAACTCGGCGATGAGGTACAGAAGATGTGGCAGAACCTGCCATCGACCATCGTCCCCGTGCTGGTGCTCTTGCTGCTGGGTGCCGGCAGGGCCACCATGGAGGGCCCGGCCAGGGCCGCAAAGATGGGCGAGGGCTTCATCAATGATCCCAACGCCCTGCAAATGCTGGGCTTCAATGACGCACAGGCGGCGGCGATCCGCGGTGCCAAGGATCCGGTGGCGGCCCTGCAGGCGGAATTTCCCAACCGCGCTAACGACGCCTCCTCGATCAGGCCGGCATGATCTCGCGCTCAACTGCGTGAAAAAGGTATTGAAAGCCAGGGGCGCCGGGGAAGATTGCATAGTCGAAGTGAAACAGGGAGAGATTTACGATGACTGGGGCAAGGGTGTACCCACCGGGGATGGAAAGCCAGGCGCTTGAAAAGGGTCGCCTTACATCGCAAGCGTGTGTTAGGTCGCATCCATTTCGAACCGCAGCGGTGAAGATTCATCAGAGGTTGACACGGAGGTGCGTAGATAACGGCCAGTGAGATCGCTCACGCCATCGACCTGCCACGTTCAGAGGCGACCATTCCAGGCCCAGGGCCTTGATCCGAAGAGCGCTATTAGCGGCATCGACTTGGCGATGCGCACCTTTGACACCCTTGTACAAGGCTCCACGCAGGCGGCCTTCCGCGTTTGCTCGGCGGCGGCGATTCGCGGAGCCAAGGATCCGGTGGCGGCTTCATTGATTGCGTGATCACGATTTCGCGCTAGTGAACTTGATGGTCTCTTCTTCGCAAACGAATCCTGATCGCTGGTCTCTTGAAACGTGGTTCACCGGCTTTGCAGCGCCGGATTATGCGGCGTTCAAGACGGAGCTGACGCGCGACGTGGAGACGCTCAAGCAACGGGCGGATGCCTTGAAGGCTGACACGGCGGAGATCGTCAAGGTGATCAGTGCCAGCGAGGCGCTGGGGGATCGCATGGGGCATCTGTCGGCGTATCTGGGCTGCCTTTCGGCCGATGATGCGAATGACGAGGCGGTGAAGGCGGATGAGGCCTGGATGTCAACCCTGGACGCGGAGGGAACGAAACTGCGTGCGTCATTGCAGTCCGCGCTGGCGGCGCTGAGCGAGGAGGCCTTTGCCATTGTGCTGGCGGCTCCGTCTTTAAAGGACGCCGAGCACACGGTGCGGCGCATGCGTGAGGAAGGCACCCACCAGATGGCGGCGCCGATGGAGGCGCTGGCGGCTGACTTGAACGTGAACGGGCTGCATGCCTGGGGACGGCTCTACGACACGCTGAGCGGCAAGATGATTTTCGACATGACCTTCCCCGACGGGCATACGGAATCGGTGCCGATGGCGCGCCGGCGGGCGCTGATGTCGGAGCCGGACCGACGGCTGCGCGAGGCGGCGTTTCATGCCGGGCAGAAGCCCTGGGCGGACCATGCGGACACGCTGGCGGCGGCGCTCAACGGCATCGCCGGCACGCGACTGAGTTTGTACTCCCGGCGCGGCATTCCGCACTTTCTCGACACTCCATTGTTCGACGGGGCGATGAGCCGCGCTTCGCTCGATGCCATGCTGGAGGCGATCCACGCGCACATCGAACTGCCGCGCCGGGCGCTGCGCACGGCGGCACGGCTGCAGGGCACCACCGCCCTGCATTACTTTGATCTGGAGGCGCCGCAGGTGGCGGCACCTGAGGAGAAGCCGCTCACCTGGGACCAGGCGTGCCTGACGGTGGAGCAGGCCTTCACTTCCGCCTATCCACGGCTGGGCCATTACTTTCGCGACATGCTGCGGCAGCGCTGGATCGAAGCGCAGCCCAGGGCTGGCAAGCGCCCGGGAGCCTTCTGCACGGGCTCGCTGCTGAAACGTGAGGAGCGTATCTACATGACCTGGCATGGCACGGTGCATGACATGGTCACGCTCGCGCATGAGGCCGGCCACGCCTGGCACTCCTGCGTGATGCGCCCGGCGCGCTCGTTCGCCACCAGCTATCCGATGACCCTGGCGGAGACGGCTTCGAATTTCGGTGAGATGATCCTGCTCGACGGCCTCATGAACGATCCTGGCATCACACCCGGCATCAAGTCCTACCTGCTGGACCAGGAGATGCTGCGGGCGCATGCCTATTTGATTAACATCCCGATGCGCTACGAGTTTGAGAAGGCGTTCTACACGCAGCGCGCCGCAGGCGAAGTGCCGGTCTCACGGATGGGCGAGCTCATGCAGGAGGCGCAGCGCAAGCTCTATGGCGATACCCTGCTGCCCGATGGCACGGACCCCTTGTTCTGGGCCTCGAAGATGCACTTCTTCATCACCGGCGTGTCATTCTACAACTTCCCGTATGTCTTTGGTTACCTGCTAAGCCAGGCCCTGTTCGCCCGGTTCAAAGCCGAAGGCGCGGCTTTCCTGCCCCGCTATGAAGCGTTCCTCGCGGCCAGCGGCAGCGCCACCTGCGAAGAAGTCGTGCGCCGCACCCTGGGCGCCGATCTCACCAAGCCCGAATTCTGGAGCACGGCGCTCAAGGCGATCGAACCGACGCTGCTGGCTTATGAGAAATTGTAAGGAGTGAGCGGAAAGGGAGAGCTGGAGAAAATTAGGAGAAGGAAAGAGAAATATGGGCTCGTCAAGGTCTAAGGGGATGGTTGCCGCGCGGTTTTATTCCTTCTTGTGGGGTGCCGTGGGGATGAGGAATCGTCGTGGTAGTTGTGGTGCCTGGACCTTTCCATCCAAGGGTTGTTGCAGGTCCTTCAACTTATCTCGTGAGGCATTTAGTGTTTCTGCCCGAAAAAAGTGTTGATATCCCAGGCAATCACCAATCGAAGATCTTCGTTCAAGTAAACCCTTAATTTGTAGGTCGATAGCTCTAACTACAGTGCCGGTATCGCCATCCTTGAGGCTTTCGGTGATAAAATTCAGATACCATGCCTCAAGCGCCATTTCACCCCGCAGAGCCATTTTTAAACGCTGCGCTTCTCGTTGGGATTTTACCTTTTCATTAACCAGCCAGGCGGTAATCGACACCCAAATGATTAGCGCGGCTATTTTCAGGGCTTTCCACATAGACTCACTTCCGCTTCATGTTTCATGTCCACAAGTTGCATCGGGATGATTATCGAAGAACAATTGCACCCTGACAAGCCAAATGAAATCAAGGCCCCCAGACTCTGCCTCGTGCTTTACATACTCCCCTGCCCCACGCTCTTGCGAGCGCAGCTACGTCTCTGATCACTCACGGCTTCGTCGCGTGGGTCTTGACGAAATCCACCAGCTCCTGGCAGTGGAAGAATCCGTCCCACATGTTGTGACCTTGTCCTGGGGGCACGATGAGCTCCATCTTACCGCCCAAGGCCTTGTAGTTCTCCTGCATCAGGGCTGAATTGGCCATGAGCGGCACGACCTTGTCCGCATCGCCGTGGATGGCGAACAGCGGCACCCCGGCCTTGGCCAGGGCGGCGAGCCGATCCACGGGATTGTGCTCGGCAAGATGTGACTGCAGCTCCCCGGCGGTCATTTGATAAGCGCCCGCCGCCTTGGCCAGGCCGGGATAGCTGACGAGGTTGCACACCGGATAGATCCCGGCAAAGCCGGCCACCTTGCTGGCATTCTCCGCCGCCCACGACAGAGTCATGAGGCCGCCACGGCTGCGCCCCAGCATCACCGGTTTCGCCGAGTATCCCCGCACACCGGTCATCTCGCGATGCAAGGCGCTGAACAGCTTGCGCCCTGCGGGACTGCCATAGGATTCGCCCACGTCGATGCCGGCAATGGCAATGCCCGCGTCAAGGAACTGCTGGAACATCCACGTCTCAGCACCCCCTGGCAGGTTAGGCAAGGTAGGGGCGTACCAGACCCAGGGCTTCGGCACGCCCGGTGCGACCTTCGTTGCCGAAATCAGGAAGGCCTCATGGTTTTCCACCTCAAACACCTCACCGGGCAAAGGCAGTTTCTTCGGCATTGCCTTCGCTGGTTCGGCAGCGTGTAGCGCGGACAGTGTAGCCAGCAGCAGGGCAATGAAGATTGGGCGAAGGGGTTTCATAAGACGATGAGATAGAGCTTCATACGGCAAGCAGATCGACTTCATTGCCGACAACGGATTGCAGATGATCCTGGGGCCGTTCCAAGCATCACGCTTCCGCCCGTGATGAAAGCCGTTACGCCGCCGACCGGACACCTGCGGTGCTGTCACTCCTTGGCTTCGAAGGCAGTTCAATGCCAAGACCTCAACTGTGCCAGTTGGTCACCAGAGTCCGGATGAAATCCCATCTTTTTGTCCGCCAATTTTTTTGTCCTCCTCACAATGCCTGATGACGGCGGGACGCCGTCACTCCTTGGATCGTGGGCTGATCCACGGCGCAGGACTGGGACGGTCCGTCGGCAACCAACCGACAAACCGATAAACCGATAAACGGCCCCTCGCCGGTTCCCAACGTCCTTTGATGCGCCATTTGCGATAGTTGCAAAATAGCCCTTGCATTCGTTTGGCGAGATTCCCACCAGTCTTTCCGTGCTCACGGGCCTTCTTTGAAGCTTACCCACATCGAGTGCCGCCAGTCGTCCTTGGCCCGCGTGTGTGGCTTACCAATGATCCGGCGAATTGACAACCGCTTCCTGTTCACAGGAAGCCATCTCATTTCATTATGTCATTTGGCACTACCTTCACGATCCCCGACCAAACCAAGGCGCAGCTCCAGGACACGTTCCTGGCCGCCATCCAGCAGACGGAGGCGAAGTTCGCGATGGCGACGAACGTCGATTCCGAATGGACCGACCAGCAGTATGTTCTCCGCATGGCGAGCACGCAGAACTGGCAGGTCAACAACGCCCGCTTCGGCACCACCAACGGCCAGGAATTCCAGGCGGGTTTCCGCTCCGGATTCTGGCAGACGCTGGAAGCCGTGCCCATCAAGTTCGACCGCGGCGATCAAAAGCTGCTGGCCAACGTCGCACTGCCCACGGGCCGTGTGATCACGGACATGGTGAGCGGCCTGAACCGGCTCAAGGACGACCTGTTCATCGCGGCCTCCACGGCTGCCGCCCTCGGCGGACCCAAGCCGTATGTGACGCCGCAGGCCTTTCCCACGAGCAACGTCATTCCGGTGAACTACGTGATGCCCCAGGCGGCGCTGGGCGGCAACTCCGGCATGACCATCTGGAAAGTGCTGGAGGCGCGCCGGCGCTTCATCGGCGCCTTCGTGGACTTCGATCGCGAGGACATGGTGCTTGCCATGTCTTCGGAAGAAGAAACGCAGTTGCTGGTGAATGCCTCGACCGCGCCGAACGCCCCCTGGGCAAAGATGGTGACGGAGTGGTTTAACGCCCGCCTGGGCGGCAACATGGAGGCGAAACTGTGCGGCTTCCGTGTCATCTCCTCCGAACGCCTGACGGTGGACCCGAACACCGACATCCGCACCTGCGTCGCCTTCGCCAAGCGTGCGTTCTGCGCCAGCCCGATGACCGGGGTGGAGACCAAGATCGACGTGCTGCCCGAGCAGCGCCACGCGATCCAGATCACCGGCTACGCCAACTGGGGGGCCTTCCGGGTCTTCGACGAGATGGTGCAGCAAATCCCCTGCGACCGGTCGCCGTAGGCGGGAGAAAAGTGAAGAGTGAAATAGGAAGAGTGAAGTTCGATCCTCACTTCTCCGCTCACTCTTCACCCTTCTGGTCTCTCTTCTTACTTTCACTCTTTAGTTTTCACTTCTCACTCTTCAATCTTATGGCCAATTCCACATCGACTTATCAGGCGGGCGTCGTCGCCGCCTCGGGCTCCGCATTCTCACCCAACAAAGCTCCGCTGGCTCGTAAACGCAAGCTTGCGGCCTTTACCATCAATTGCCCAGGCAGCAATGCTGACGGCGATTACTTCGACCTCGGCAGTCTCCAGCTGCCCGGCTGCTATCCGAACCCTGAGTCCATCAAGATTCGGTTCGGCGGCAGCGGTTCGATTGATGCCAAATTCACCTTCAAAAAGGTGGATTCCACGGGTGCGAACGCGGTGGCTCTCACCGCGCAATCGGCTGAAATCACCGCGATCACCTCCGCACTGGCGTTCACCGCTCCAGGAGTGACTGCGGCGGGAACTCAATCGGTGCTGCTGGCTCCAACCGACATGCTGCGGTTGTACGTAAACTACGGCACCGGCACCACGCTGACGCTCGCGAACACGGTCATCCTGTACGTCGAAGTCCCCTACGACGTGGAATAAGCCGTCACCGCTGTCTTCCGCCGGAAGCTGGCAAACGGGCGGCGGCCTGGGTCTTGAGTGCCTGTGCCGCCGCCCACAGTTCCTAGTTCCCGGTTCCTGGTTGGGAACCATCGGACCGATCCGACTGATCAGACTGATAAGTCAACCGGGAACCGGGAGCCGAGCGAAGCGAACCGAAGCGGAGCGAAGATAGCTGGCGAAGCCCCCAAGAAACAGGACGCCAGCAAACAGACAGCCGCAGGCTGCCCGAAGGGTGAAGTGAAACGAAATCAACCCTGAACCGCCCAACTGTCCCAGTTCAGAACCAACCGGGAACCCTGAACCGCCGCCACCCTTCGCCACCATGGACCAACTTGATCTTGCCAACATCGCGCTCGGACACCTTGGGACGGTGTCACTTGGGGATTATGACGAAGTATCGCCTGAGGGCATTCAGGTGCGGCGCCAGTGGGATCTGGTGCGCGACGGGCTGCTGCGTCGGCGGGCGTGGAATTTCGCCATCAAGCGGACGGCGCTTGCCTTGAACGGGCTGATTTCGCCGACGGCCTGTTCGACCACTGCCGGCAGCGCTGTGGTGACGTGTGCAAGCACCAGCGGGCTTGCTGCCGGGATGAATATCACAGGGGCTGACATGTCGTGGAACACCACGATTGCCAGTGTCATCGACGGCACCCACTTCGCTCTAAGCCAGGCGGCCTCAGCTGATGGTTTCGGGCTCACGTTGTCCGCCTCCATCCCTCCGGCATTTGGCTGGAAGTTCGCGTACGTGCTGCCGTCCGACTACATCCTGGCGCTGAGCTTCGATGATCGCAACGCGGGCACGGGGCAGGCGCACTTCGAGATCGAAGGCAGCCTGCTGCTGTGCAATGTCGCCACGAAGGCAAACCTGCGTTACGTGTTCCAACAGACCGACCCGACGGCGTGGGACGAATCGTTCTGCGAGGCGTTCACGCTGAAGCTGGCGAGCCGCGTCGCCGCGGGCCTCACCACAGCGACCTCGCTGGCCGGCCAGCTGGACCAGCGGGCGGAGCAGTATTTAACCGCCGCATTCGGTTCCAACAGCCAGGAGACGCGGCCACGGGCGATCACGGCACAGAGCGATTCGGGCTGGATGAAGGCGCGCATGGGATTCGGATTCGGCACCCATCATGAAGGGTGACACGGGAGCGTTTTTCGGTTGTTCGGTTTGCCGGTTTTTCAGTTCTCCTATCCCCAAGCGACAATCCAACAATCCAACAATCCAACAAACCGATAAACCGATAAACCGACAACCCGATGAAGGTTAACATCAACAGTTTCAATGTCGGCGAAGTCACGCCACTGCTGGCGGGCCGTACCGACCTGGACAGCCTGAAGCGCGCCGCGGTGCAAATGCGCAACTTTCTGCCGGTGTCCACAGGCGGGGCGATCCGCCGGCCATCGCTGATGCATCTGGCGGTGAGTGACACACAGACGGCTGAACCGCCCATCACGACAGACCCTTCAGTTCATTCGCGGCTGATCCCGTTCACGTACTCGACGGGGGTGCGTTACATGATCCAAATTTCTTCGACGTGGATGAAGATCTTTGGTGCCGATGGCAGGCTGAAGCAGAGCCTGCCGTTTGGGCTGGATGGCGGGCTCACCAGCCTCGCCGGCTGCACGACGACGCTGGGGGGCACAGGGGTGACATGCGCGAGCACCGCGGCGCTGGCAGCCGGCATGTATGTCACCGGCGCGGGCGTTCCAGCCGGTGCCACGGTCGCCAGCATCACCAGCGCCACGGCTTTCGTGCTGAGCCAGAACGCCACGGCGACGGCTGCCGGTCTTGCGCTGCTGGCCAGCCCGCTGCTGCCGCTGATGGACTGCGCGACCAGCACGAGCAGCGGCACAACGACGGTGACCTGTGCAAGCACGGCCGGACTTGCCGCCGGGATGACCATCACGGGCGCGGGCATCGCTGCGGCCACCACCATCGCCAGCGTGACGGACGCCACCACCTTCGTGCTGAGTGCGGGCGCAATGCCGGATGGGGCCGCGAGCGGGCTTCTGCTGTTTGCCTCCGTGCTCACGGCCCTGGCGGCCTGCGCCACGAGTGCGGGCAGCACCACGGTATCGTGCGCCAGCACTGCGGGGCTGGCACCTGGCATGAGCATCACCGGCACGGGCATCCCGTATGGCAGCACCATTGCGGGCATCACGGACGCGACACATTTCGTGCTGAGCCAGAAGGCGACGGGCAGCGCCCTGGCGCTGCTGGCCTGCCAGATGACGCCGCTCACGGGCTGCCACACCACGCTGAGCAGCACCACCGTGACTTGCGACAGTGCGCCTGGTCTTTACGCTGGCATGACGATCACGGGCGCAGGCATCCCCGCCGGGACCACGATCGCCAGCATTACCAACACCACGACCTTCGTGCTGAGCCAGGCCGCGAAAGCCACGGCCACCGGGCTTACACTCACTGCCTCCCCGGTCATCTCGCTGACGTATGGCGTCACTGTCGCAGGCCGCACCACGGTGACGTGCGCAAGCACGGTGGGGCTTGCCGCCGGCATGAGCATCACCGGTCTGGGCATTCCCGTTGGCACCACCATCGCCAGCATCATCGACACTTTCACCCTGATGCTGAGTCAAACGGCAAGTGCCGACGGTGCTGATCTGTCGTTTTTTGCCACGCCGGTGACGACTCTCACAGAGTGCTCCACCACGTTAGGCAGCACCACGGTGGCGTGCAGCAACACTGCCGGGGTTGTGGCGGGCATGAGCATCACGTGCGCGGTCATCCCTGCCGGGACCACGGTCGCCAGCATCACGGACATGACGCATATCGTGCTGAGCCAGAACGCAACGGCGACGGCCATCGGGCTTACGCTGCCGGCCTCCTTCGTGATGTCCCTCACGGCCTGCACCACCGTCACTGGCAGCGCCGTGGTGAGCTGTGCGAGCACAGCCGGGCTGGCCCCGGGCATGAGCATCACCGGCCTGGGTATCGCCGCAGGGACGGTGATCGCGAGCGTGACGGATGCCACCAGCTTCGTGCTGAGCCAGAAGGCAGGGGCAAGCGCGACGGTGCCTTCGCTCCTGGCCTCGCCGTTGATGGCGCTGACAAACTGCTCCACCGCCATCGGCAGCGCCGCGGCCTCCTGCCCCAGCACGATCGGGCTTGCCACAGGCATGAGCATTACTGGCACGGGCCTCATCGATGGCACCACCATCGCCAGCATCACGGATGCCACGCATTTCGTGCTGAGCCAGAAGCCGATCGGCCTCGCACTCGCCGCCTGCCCGCTGACGACGCTTGCGGGCTGCGGCACCCTTGCCGGCAGCGCCACGGTGACCTGCGCCGACACAACCGGGCTCGCCATCGGCATGTACATCACAGGCACTGGCATCCCCGCCGGAGCCATCATCGTCTCCGTCACTTCGGGAACCAGCTTCGCGATGAGCCAGATGGCGACTGCGACCGGCACATTGATTCCGCTGCTCGTCTCCCCTCTCCTGTCCCTTGCAGGCTGCACGACCAGCACCACCAGCGGCTCCACTCGCACGACGACGGTGACCTGCGCCAACACCGCCGGACTTGTGGCTGGCATGACGATCACAGGCACGGGCATCGCCGCGGGCGCTACCATTGCTTCCATCACACCCAACACGACCTTCGTACTGAGCCCGAACGCTATGGCGACTGGCACCGTCACCGGGCTTGCGCTGCAAGCCTCCCCGCTCATGTCCGTCACTGGCTGCACGACCATCGCGAACAGCACGACGGTGACCTGCACCAGCACCGCCGGACTTGTCGTCGGCATGACGATCAGCGGCACGGACATCCCTGCCGGTGCTGTCATCGGCTCCATCTCCTCTGGCACGGTCTTTGTGCTGAGCGCCAAAGCCGGCGCCGCCCACACGGGCCTTACGCTGCAGGCCTCGCCGCTCATGACCGTGACGGGCTGCACCACTCTCACGACCGCCCTCACCGTAACCTGCGCCAGCACCTCCGCGCTTGTCGCAGGAATGCAGGTCGCGGGCGCGGGCATCACCCCGGGCACCTCGGTGGCCAGCATCACGGACGCGACGCATTTCGTGCTGAGCACCAAGCCGGGCACGGCCCATGCGAGCTTCACGCTGGTGGTCTCCCCGGTTGTGCCTGTCCTGTGTTCGTCATGCGCGACCACGATGGCCGGCACCATCGTGACCTGCGCTAGCACCGCAGGGCTGGCGGTCGGGATGAGCATCGCCGGGGCGGGCATCGCCGCCGGCACCACCATCGCCAGTGTCACTAACACCAACAGCTTCGCGCTGAACCAGAACGCAACGGCTAACGGGACCGGGCGGTCATTGCTCGCCTTGCCGCAGACGATCCTGGCGAACTGCGCCACGACGAATGGCAGCAGCACGGTGGCTTGCACCAGCACCCTCGGGCTTGCGGCCGGCAGGTACGTCACTGGCACGGGAGTGGCTGCCGGCACCACCATTGCCAGCGTCACGGACCCCACGCACTTCGTGCTGAGCCAGAACGCCACGGCGACTGGCACCGGGCTTGCATTCGTCGCCTCGCTGCAACTCTCCCTCACGGGTTGCGCCACCACCGAGGGCAGCCCGGGGGTCACCTGCGACAGCACGGCGGGGCTGGCGACGGGCTTGTCCGTCTTCGGCGCGGGCATTCCTGCCGGTGCCACCATTGCCAGCATCACTCCCGGGGTGGGGTTCAACCTGAGCCAGAACGCGGCAGCGACCCGGACCAAGACCGCGCTGGCGCTGCTGGCTTCCGCGCCGGCCTCCCCGCACTGGCCTTCGGTGGGCGCCTTCAGTGTGGACGAGATCAGCTCCTCGCAGGTCAATGATGTGCTGTTTCTGGCTCACCAAGCGTTCCCAACGCTGATGCTGAGCTGCTACGGCGACACGGACTGGCGCCTGTCTTCCTTTGCAACGGACTTCCGCGATGCGTTCTGGCCGCCAATGCTGGACGAGCAGGTGACTTCGGCGGATCTTGCGGACGTGGTGGAAACTGGCTGGAGCGACTCCCAGCATTTCACTGGAGCACGCAAGGTGATCTACGGGGGGCTGCCCGATCACGGATCGTTTGCGGCCGGGGTGATCTCCGCACCAGGCCCCGCCACTTTCCGGCTCTATACCGCCGCCAGCAGCACCGTGCCTTTCAACGGCACGATCACCATCCAGGGAGCGGACAGCTATGGGCTGATCACGCTGACGGGCTGCACGATCAATGCGAGCAGCAGGACGGTGACCTGCGCCAGCACGGCGGGGCTTGTCCCCGGCTTGACGATCACAGGCACCGGCATTGCCGGCGGCACCACCATTGCCAGTGTCACGGATGCAAGACACTTCGTCTTGAGCAAGGACGCCACCGGATCCTACAGCGCGCTAAGGCTCACCACGGACACGACGTGGACGACGCTATACACCATCTCAGGCGCGGCGCTGGGAGCCATGACGCTGAGAGAGGAGTGGTGGCACAATTACAACTATCTGCGGCTCAACGTGACTTACAATGCAGGGGCGCTGGACCTGACTGTGAAACATGTGGGCAGCCTCGCCGCACCCACCTTCTGGGGCGATGGTCACCAATATGTTTCAGGCGGGGATTTCATTCTCAACTCATCGCCTCCAGCCTTTGCCACCTATAGCGTCGGCGAAGCTTTGCAGATCGGCCATCTGCGCCGCAACAATGCCTCGGACATCATATTGACAAGCGGTTTCGCCCTGCCAGCAGGGGCCAGCACGCTGACCTCACGCAGCCCGGAATTCTTTGTCCTGGGAGACTGGGAGGCCTACTCAACGGGCATCTGGACCGGACAAGTGTACCTGGAACAAAAGGACTCCACCGGTCGCTGGGATGTGATCCGCACCTGGAGCGGCCTCAACGATTACAATTTCACCGCCAGCGGCACCCTGCCCCTCGGCCAGATCCTGCGCCTGCGCTCGGAACTCACAGGCTACGGTCAGGCCACGGGAAATGTCTATCCACGCTTCTCGCTCAAGGCGGCGGACGGCCTGCTGTACCAGTGGGGGCGCGTGTCCGGCGGCGGCACAAGCCAGGTCAACTTCACGCCCATGAACGGAGCGGACCTCAACGCCCTGTGCCAGGGCTCAACCTATGTCTCCCGCGCGGCCATGTCGCCCATGCAGACCTATCCGGTATGCGTGTGCATCCATGATGAACGGGTGTATCTCGCGGGCACCTCGCTGCGGCCCACCTATATCTGGGCATCCACAGTCGACGATTTGCTGAATTTCCGGCGCACGGGTTTCAGCGACGGCAGCTTTGCCTTCCAGATCGCCGCGAATGAAGGCAATCCGATTCAAAGCCTGATTTCGGCCTCGCAGGGCATCATTCTGCTCACCGCTGGCGATGAATGGCTCGTCAACGGGGCCGACACAGGCATCACGCCCACGAACATATCCGCGCGGCGGCAGAGCCGCTATGGCAGCGCGGCTATTCAAGCCATCCCAGCGGCAGGCTCGCTGCTGTTTGTGCAGCGCGGGGCCCTCGCCATTCACGACTACCAGTTCCAGTGGACGTCACAAATCTTCGACGCCCCGGAACTGACCGAACTCGTCAAGCACCTGACCCCGTCCGGCATTCGCTGCATGGCCTACTCGCGCAATCCAGAGGGCATGATCTGGGCGGTGACCAATGACGGACAGCTTCTCACCTGCTCCTACAACCGCACGCAGCAGGTGATTGCCTGGGCGGCGCATCCCACCGCAGGCACATTTGAAAGCGTGGCGGCGACCTACGGAAGCACTGCGGGCGCGGATGACGTCTGGTTCGTCGTGAAGCGCAACGGCCGGCGACACCTGGAGCGGCTTGATTCGGCATTCTGGGCGAATCTCTACAATGGCGGGGCGCTGGTTCATTTGGATTCCTGCGCAACGATGCTGCATGCCGACGGGTATTCCATGTACGGAATGGAGCGCTTTGAAGGGCAGCCCGTGTGGGTGCTCAAAGAGGGCGTGTGGCATGGTCCATTCACCGCGAGCGACGGCGAAATCTTGACAGATTTTTCAACCACCGATGGAAGCTCATACCTTGTGGGTGCCGCCTTCACTTCCACCCTCCAGCCCATGCCCTTCGACATTGCCCTGCCTGACGGCACGATGCAGGGGCGCCAGGTGCAGACGCCCACGGCAAGCATCCGGCTCTACCGCACCAAGGACGGCAGCTACCAGGACTCGCCGGGCGGCGCATCATTCCCCCTCAAGCTACCCATCGCCGCCCCCGCAACGGAGTTCACGGGCGTCATGCCGTTGCGCAACATGGCCAGGGTGGCAGACGCGTTCCAGATGGTTTTCACCATCACCTCGCCCCTGCCATTAAATGTGCTTTCCGTGATACCCAGCATCAATGTGTACGGGTGATTGGGACTTGGACCCGGTCGAACTAACAACTGCTCCATAGTATGCCTCTTCCTGTGCCGACTCCCACGCCAGAGCCGACTCCCACGCCAGCGCCCACTCCCACGCCAGCGCCCACTCCACCTCCCTCGGCAACGCCAGAACCGACCCCGACCCCAGCGCCGACTCTCACGCCGCCAGCCACTCCACCACCCTTGCCAACGCCGGAGCCAACACCCACACCAGCACCGACCCCGACACCACCACCCTCGCCGCCACCAACTCCAACGCCGGAACCGACTCCCACACAAGCG